GGACCGAAGTATGCCTGATCCAGTCAACCATCCTGATCATTATGCTTTGTGTCGTAAGTTTGAGGTTATTGATGTGATCGAGGATTCGGTGCAGTTTGCGCCGGATCCGGTGTTGGGTGGGCTCCAGTGGCAGATACTTAAGTATGTGCATCGCTGCTGGGGCAAGGATAATGCCGTGCAGGATTTGAAAAAAGCGCGGTGGTATTTGGACCGACTTATTGTTCACCTGGAGGCTTTTTATGGAAAAGTTTAAGTTTGAGATGATTCGCTCCAACGAGAGTGAGGAGATTACGCACTCGGTTTCTACGCGGTTCGAGGCGCTTGATGCGCGGGAGATTGTTTCGGCGTTTGTTGATTTTGTGTCGGGTTGTGGGTTTCACCGCGAGTCGATTATTGATGCGTTCGAGTATTTCGCGGAAGAACGGGAGGGTGTGTGATCTGCCCGGAGTGCGACGGCGGGAAACTTCGGACACTGGAGACGCGCCAGCACGAAGACAATTCGGTCTTTCGCAGGAAAGCCTGTGATGCGTGTGGGTTGCAGGTGCGGACTCTTGAGGTCGTGCAGGAAGATGTGAAGCGGCCGGTGCGCCAGTGGAAAAGAAAGCCGGGACCGCGTAAAGGGAAAAAGCAGCCTGGAGTCAACCGCGCATTGGGGGAGGCCAATGCTGCTTCTGTGTTGACTGTGCGGGATGTGAAAAGATTGCGCCAGTTGGCGGCTAAGGGTGTTCTGCAGAAAACGCTGGCGGTGGAGTACGGGATCGCTCCAGGCACTGTTAGCAGGATTGTGCGGCGGAAGCTGTGGGCGCACGTTGTGTGAAGAAATATGAAGCCCGCCTGCGTGGAGGGCTTTCTGATGTGTTACATTACAGGGGTACTCGACCCACAGGTCTACGATGCTTTTTCAGACTGTCGAGCAGGCATACCAAGCCTGCGAAGATGCCGGATTTCAGCCACGCATACAGCATGGCGGCCTCGGCGAAACCAGCTACTGGGTGTACCTGCCTAGTTGCGGCTATTACTGCGCCTACTGGAGTGAAGAGCAGTTTTTGGGGTGGGCCGATGCCTATTTCTCCACCGACTGGGATGCGCTCGAAGAGGAGGAAGAATGATCCAGGCGTCTTTCTTGGCGCAGTTGCGGCGGACGCTTCGGGCGGAAGCCGTACTGGTTCTTGTACAGGTTGAACAGGTCTGTCCGGGTTACTGGCTGGATCTGAGTGAGTTGGCTGAGCAGTTTGCGACGGATCGTGCCACGCTCAATCGGTCGCTGCGGAAATTGGAGAAGCTGAATCTGCTTAGGCGGGCCAGCTTTTCCAATGGCGGCACCTGGATTTGGTGGGTGGCGCGGCAGTTTGGGGATGTTCCACGGCCGGAGGATGAGCCCGCTTGGGTGATCAAACACGTCCAGCGGCGGGAGTTCTACCGAATTCCGCTGACCGATCGCTGGTCGTGGTGCGATGCCAGAAAGATTCCACGCAAGACCTTCAAAGGTTTTCTTGCTGGTGATCAGATGGTCATGCGGAAAAAGTGGCAGCTTGTCTCGACACCTTTCGATTCCACAAACACTACAGAGGAGGCAGCATGAATCCTTGGATTTATCGCTTCATGGCACTGACTGCATTGCTTTTTGTGTACGGCGCTGGTTACTCAGCTGGCCGTGAGCAGTGCCAGCTTCGTTATCAACGTTCTACTACCCATCACCACCAATGAAATTTTTTACTGGGATTGAGTATCTGCATACGCTGCAGAATGCGACGACTGTTGCGTTCGACTGTGAGACGACGGGGCTCCAGCCGAAATTTGGCGGGTTGCGGTTGCTGCAGCTTGCGGCGTTGGATCGTCCGCCTGTTGTGATCGACTGCTGGGAATTGGAGGATGAGGATTGGATTAAGCTGGAAAACTTTTTCAGCATTAAGCGTTATTGGCTGGCGCACAATGCTGTGTTCGATCTCGGGTGGTTGCAGGAGCACGAGCTGTATCCGCACGGGGATGTGCTCTGTACCATGCTGGCCAGTCGGATTTTGACGAATGGGTTGTCGAATGTGAAGCACGGTTTGCAGCATGTTGTGCAGCGAAATCTTGGCTACGAGATTTCAAAGGAACAGCAAACCAGTGACTGGTCGAAGGAACTTACGGAGGAACAAATGTACTATGCCGCCAAGGATGTGGCGGTGTTGGTTGAGTTGGATGGGGTGCTTAATCAGAAGATGGCTGAGGGGAATCTGCACAAGGCTTGGTTTCTGGAGTGCAAGGCGTTGCCGGCGATGGCGCAGCTTTGGCGAACCGGCCTGCCGTTTGATCGCAAGTCACTAGAAACGCTCCAGGGGGATTTGGCTGCTGAGCATGTGGAGTTGGGGGCTGCGTTTCTGGTGGCATTGGATGCGGCGCTTCCGGCAGATCACAAGCTACCTAGAGATCCAGACGGGAGCATTAATACTCGCGCTAAGGCGGAGGGTAGTGTTCGCGCTGGGACCAAGCGGGAAGCGGGTTTTAACTTGAACAGTCCCAAGCAACTGTTGCATGTTTTTACATTGCTGTTGGGTGAGCAGCCGAAGGATGCGAATGGGAAGGCGAGTGCCAGTCGGCAGGCGCTTAAGGAGTATGTGGGGGATCACCCGGTTGTAGCACAGTATCTGGCGTGGAAGCGGGTGGAGAAGCGGCGGCAGATGGTGGAGGCGTTGCTGAAACACCTGGAGCCGTCTGGGTTTATACGTGCCAGCTATATGCAGCTTGGGGCGGATACGGGGAGGATGTCTTGTATTAGTCCAAACCTGCAGCAAATTCCGAGAGATTCAAGGTTTCGGGAGTGTGTGCAGGCCCCGGATGGGTGGAGACTGGTAGTGGCGGATTACTCCCAGATGGAGCTGCGGCTTGCTGCGGCGGAGGCTGAGGATCCCTTGATGATCCGGGCTTTTCAGGATGGGATGGATCTCCACACACTCACTGCGATGCAGATTTATGGCGTGCCAGCGGAAGAGGTCACAAAGGAACAGCGCAGCGTTGCGAAATCTGCAAATTTCGGTCTGTTGTATGGATCGGGAGCCCGAGGATTACGAAACTATGCAGCGGGAATGGGGATACAAATGGATCTTGCTGAGGCTGCAGAAGTGCGCGACAAGTTCCACGCTGCGTATAAAGGCATCAGCGGGTGGCAACGCGAGAATGCTTGGAAGGCTGATAGCGCTTCACAATTTGCCTCGGTGCGAATTCGTCACTCCGGGTTGCGGAGGTTTTTACCTGGCGAGAACAACAAACTGACGACTCGCTGCAATACGCCGATCCAGGGGGCTGGTGCGGCGGTGTTGAAGCGGACGCTTGGGCAGCTGTGGACGTATTTGCAGGTTGTCGGGGAAGAAGTCGTTAAGCTGGCCGGCGTGGTACATGACGAAATTATCTTGCTGGTGCGCGAAGATCAGGCAGAGAAATGGGCGGATGTGTTGAAGCACGCCATGGAGGAAGCGGAGCAGGAATGGCTTGATGATGTTCCAGCGCTGGCGGAGGCCAAGGTTGGGGTTTCGTGGGCGGAGGCGAAGTGATGCGAAAGCAAGGATGGCAAAGGTATGCAGTGTTGATGCGGTGTATTGGTGGGTCGCTCCACCAGTACACGGTTGAGGCGGTCAGCAGTTATCACGCGGCTTGTCTTGTCGAGGAGACCTTTCCCGATAAGTTGGTGGCGAGGGTAGCGTTGGTGGATGGCCGGAAAAACAGGTAGAGAGATCACGCTGGAACGGCTGTACGCTGCGATCCGCCGGGCAAAAACGGCGGATTTGCACCGTGCGGCCGATTTTTTGGAGTGGGCGTTCCAGGTGAGGAAGGGGTGTCGGGTTCAGCGGACGGGGGCGAGGCGGGCCCAGGCGGAGGCGTGGAAGCGGAATGTGGACACCGATGTTCGCTGGTAACTTTGGTATGATGTAGCAGAGTACAGGTTCTGGTATGCCGCTCAGACACGGACAGAAGTTTTACTGCCAACTGCTGCTGGACCGGCATAGATACGGATTGATCGAACGGCTGGCCGGTCAAGAGAACAAGCGGCCCACGGCATTGCTGCGGGAGATGGTTTATGCGGCGCTGGCGATTGCTGCTCCAACGGAATACAAAGCGGCAGAGTTGGCAGACCAAGAGGCGTGGGCAGAATCAGTGCGGCGGCGAGTGGAAGGGCGGAGACGCTCAAAGGCTGATGAGTCGACGTGATTCGCATATGACACGCTACGTGATTTTGTGCAATGGCTTGTTTGTGGCGGCGGTTCAGCCGGACACCAAGCATGTCTCGTTTACGGACAAGATCGAGGATGCGGGGGAGTGGGCCACGTACGAGAGGACTGTGCAGGCTGCAAGATTGGCACAGCAGCTTACGGGGGAGGTTGCGTTTATTTCGCACGTCAAGGTGGATCCGCGTCCCAGTAGTTGGGATCGAGTTGCAAAATGAAACCTCGCTGGTACGAGCTAAGGCTTACACTGCCTGGGCGTCCGCCTTTTCGGCAGGTTTTTTCGGGTGAGGACTTGGAAGCGGCGATTGGTGTAGCAGCCTCGCGGTTTCCTCAGGCCGAGATTGATGTTCCAGCGCCGTCGGCGAAAGCTGAGCTGGTGCGGTCAAGGAATGGGCCGAAGGTGACGCGCCGGGAAATTCAACGTTTACTGAAATGTCAGAGTTTGCAGCCGCGTGGGAACGAGTCGTAGCTGATCAGGCCACGCAGGATCGCTTGGATGCTTGGTACAAAGCGGATGGTCGGGAGGATCCGACGCATCCCATGTACTCGTTGTATACGGGACTGGCTGAAAAATACAAAACTCCTAATTAGGAGCAAATTAGGAGGTTCTTAGCAGGAGTCGCGGTCGTAGCCGCAGAGTTCGGCGAGGTTGTTGCTGGCCTCGCGGATGGCCCAGTCGGTTTTCACGCGCTCCACGAAATGGAGTTCGTTGAGGAGTTTGGCGGCATTGAGGAGTTCGGTGTACTGCTGTTGTACGTACAACTCCTCTAGGTATTTTTCCTGTGCGTGCTTGGTTAGCTGGTGCTCCAGGCGAGCATCGAGGTTGTTAGCGGCCATGCTACTTCGGGTGGATTTTGAGGAGCCAGCCGGAGTCGGCGCCTTCGATGAGCCAGCGAGGGAGCCAGTTCTTTTTGGAGTATGCCGTTCCAGCGCCGCCTTTGTTGGAGATGTAACCGCCCTTTAACAAATCGGCTTGGCCGTTGGGGTCGTTCATGATGAAGTGGGTTGGGGTGTAGCCGATGACTACGCTCCAGTGGCCGGAGCCGGTGGGGTTGGTGACGGGGCCGCGGTGGAGCCAGCCGACGGGGGTGGGGCGGCCGGCGCGGATTTCGGCTTCCAAGTCGGCGGCGGTGGCGTCTTGGATGAAGGTGGCTTTTAGTCCCAGTTCGGAGAGAGCGCCGATTTGGGAGCGAACATCTGTACTATCCCCGTATTTGTGGCGGATGATGTTGTAGGCGTCGTCGTTGCCGATGCGGCCCCAGTAGCGGGCGACCATTGCACAGCTGGAGCTGAAACATTCGCGGTAGCCGGTGCCGGATTTGTTGTCGAGCTGGTATTCGTAGGGGACTTTGAGGGAGAACGAGCCAGCGGATTGGGGGGAGGGGATGCGTTCGTTGAGGATGCGGATGAGTTTGTCCGCGTAGGTGGGGTCGGTGGCGTAGCCCTGTTGTTGGAGTTGGCGGGCGGCTTCCTCGCGGGTGGGGGCGTTGTTGACGCCTTTGTAACTTTTGTAGTCCTTGTACCAGCGGTCGACGAGGTAGACGACGCAGGTTTGGATGTCGGGGAAGTCGATGAAGGAGTCGCTGACGGTGATCCAGGTGTTGTTGATGAATTCCTGGGTTTTGGTGGTGGTGCCGCTGCCTTTTAGGCCGAAGAAGTTGTTGCGGCCGGATGTTTTGGTGCCGAAGGAGGATTCCAGTTGCCACTGGGCGGCGACGAGTTCGGGGTATTTGGCGCCGGCGGTGCGGGCGGCGCGGACAATGCCGTCCCAGTCGTTGGTGATTTCTTGGATCTTGCCGCTTTGACTCCAGGTTTTGAACCAGGCTTGGGTGCGGGTGAGGATGTGGGGGTTGGCTTTGTTGATGGCCGCTTCGAGTTCGGCGACGGCGGCCATTTGGTGGGGTAGGCCCTGGCGGTAATACCGGAACAGATCCAGCAGGCGGATTTTGTTGGGCTGGTTAGTCACGGCGCCAGGGGGCGTGGATGGATAGCGGGCCGCCGAGGAGGCGGCTTTCGCCGGTTTGGAGTTCTGGGTCTGGTTCGTGCTCGACGATGGTTGGGGGTGGGGTGGCCGTAGGTTGGGTGGCGTGCCAGTCCTCGATAGCCTTTTCGATGCGGACTGGAGTCAGGCTTTCGTTTTTGCGGCGGACCGCTTCACGTCTTAGACGCTCACGCCAGCCGAGGCTGTCGAAAGCGATCAGCCCTTTTTTGTTTTCAGTACAGCCAAGACTTGGAAGACAAGCTGGATGACGCTGTTGCTCCTCAGCGGGGACAAGGCGATCAGCTCGGATGCGGCGGCTACCACAATCCAGAAAGCTGGGTGCTGGAGAAATTCCATAGGACAGAGAACTCTATGTGTGAGTCTAGTCCTTTTTGAGATTCTGCCTAGAAGGTGCTGTCGTGCTCGCTACCGTTTATGTAGCCGATGCTCCGTGTGGACTACATCGACGAGAAGCATGGGTTTGTGCGAAAGCGGGATGCCAAGGCCCGTTTCAGGGAGCAGATTCTGAAAGGTTGGGGATACAGATGTGCGTATTGCCAGGCGGATCTTGGAAAATCTGGGACGCTGGATCACATCCGCCCCAAGTCGAAAGGTGGGGAGACGGTGCTGTCAAACTTGGTGGCGTGTTGCTTGGCGTGCAACGTCCGGAAAAGTTCCAGGGGGTGGGCGGAGTGGTTTAGGGAGCAGGATTTTTGGGAGCCGCACTTGGAGGATGCGATCAAGTGGTGGCTCAGTCAATAGGCTGCTTGTGGGGTGGGAGCCAGCCCATGGATTCGGCGTACATCAGTACCATCCAGTAGTCCTCGGCGTAGCGGCAGGTGCCGTGGATGCAGACGCGGTAATAGGTGTGGCCGGTGTCGGACTCCAGTGTGTCGATGGTGTAGCCCTGGCCGAGTTCTTCGGTGGCGCGTGTTATGGACATTGCGGCGGCCTAGCTTCAAGCACGGTAACGCGCTGTTCGACTCTTCCCAGGCGGGCAAAGGTTTCTTTGCGGTCGTCCTTGATGTCGACGTGGAGGACTTCTAGCTGGGTGGCGATATGTTCGACCGCGCTGGTGAGGCGGATGACGGCATCGCGGGCCTCGTCGTTGCGGCGAGAAAAACCCATGGCGCCCATGGCCGCGACTGAAATTGAAGCGCCAGCAACGGCGGCGATGACTTCAATCACGGCAAAAAAGGCTACCTGTTAAGTGTAGCTAGCCTTTGCCTTGGCCCCGTAATTTTTTGCGGCCATGGTTGGGGCGGCTGCGTTTTCCTTGACCCTGGTTTGTAAGTTTTGGCGGACCCGGCTGATGCTCGATCTTTGCCGTGCCTTGCTTGCTGCGTACTGCCATTAGTCGGCGTCAGCGAGGAGGCCCAGTGATGCGAGCTTGGTTTCTAGCTCATTCACGCGGGTTTGCAAATTGGCGATCACCGACAGCACGGTGTTGCCTTCGTTGGCAGTAGCAAAGCCAAAGCCGGTATTTTGCACCAAGTTTTGGATGGCATAGTCCGGCGTGCCTGGTGCTGTATGCGTGATGGTGGTTAGTTCGTCGGTCAGCTCAGTCGGCTGCACCACGGGAGTGGCATTAAAGAAGCCGATCTTCTGGCTGGTGCTGGTGCCGATCTTGGTGCCAGTGGTGGTGCCGGTTTCGATGTTGACCGCATCGGGGATTTTGAACAGCTCCTCTAGCGTGATCCGCTTGTTCTTGCTGGCGGCTGCGGCTTCGCTGATGTCAACAATGGGCAGGTAGTCGCCTGAAGCAGGCGTCGTCAACGC